TCGGTCGCCAGTCGGAACGTCGCCGCAGCTCCGATAGTCGATCCCGCTACGGGTTCGGCAGTGAACGCCGCGTTGATGAACACTGTCGTTGTGTCCTGTATAGCCGCCACGAATCGTATCTCGCCGCCCGACGTGATCCCCTGACCCGGCGCCAGTCCGTGCACGGCTGCAAACTGGATCTGCGTCTGCCCGGTGACCGACGCCACAATTCCGCCGGCGAAGATCACTGGCGAGGCTCCCATCGCCGCCTGAAACAGCGGTCCATGAGTGGGCGGCAAGGTCCGATCCGTCCATTGCGTCATGAACGTGTTCAGCTGGAAACTCGTGCGCCTCCGAATTCGGTTCGGCAGCCCGGCGAACGTGCGGCTTCCCGTCTTATCCCGGCGCCCGGTCTGTTCAGCAACCTGACGCCCTGTGAGTTTCACCAGCGGAATCCGATTCGCGCCCGTAATCCCGGCCGCCTGGCCGTAGTTCGATTCCAGCGCGACGTACACTCTGTTGTTATTCGATGATATGTAGCAACTCATGTTTGCTTTCTATGTGTCCGTTTGCCTTTGTGGAACGCTCAGCGTTTTCCCGCGTTGTGCGTGATTCAAGCGATTGATATGTAGCAGCTCATAGTGACATGTCAACCTCAAATTCCACTTTCGCGATCTGCAGGAAATTCTTCCCGCCATGCCGCACCGGATCGATACTCACCTCGTATCCACCCGTGAAAAATGCGCCCTCTCCCCAGCTCCCCCGATTCGCATCCAGCACCTGCGTTACCGCTTCCACATACAGCCGTAGTCGCTCCTCCACGCCCTCAATCCGATCCTGCGAAACCCGCACCTCCGCAACCGTTCGGACCTTCCCCGAAAACGTTCGGAACTTCTCCGTAAGCAAATTCCGAACGCGGTCCGCGTACACATAGACCGCGGGATATTTCACCACCTGCGCTCGCTCGCTCAGCTCGAAAGAAACGTTCTGGTTCACCACGTGGGCCGGCAGTATCGGCGCCAGCTCCACCGCCGTCTCTTGTGCGATCCCCGCCACCGCCGGACCGAGTCCCGTACTCGGCGCCGTCAGAAACTCCACCGTCTTGCGCGTTGCGACGCTTCCTGTCCTGGCCATCGTTTTAACCCCGTCGCAGCATCCAGCCGCCACTGATATAGACGTCAGCGGATTGCCCATCTCCCGGCGCTGCGCCCGCCGCCAGTCCGGTATCCGGCAGGATGAAACTCTGCCCCACCGGAACCGGCGTTGCATTTTGCAAGGCCAGCGTATCCGGAGTCAGCCCAAGATAAACATTGAACCCCGTCGCGACCGCAGGAGGATTCACCATCTGGACAACTGGAAGGCCGCCTGCCGGCGCACCATACGCCGTCATCTCACTGGGCTCTCCCTCCTGCCCGGACGCGACAACCCACGAAGCCCGCGCATAGTACGTAGTCTCGGGAATCAGACCGGCAACGGCGCTGAACACCGGAATCTGCGCCTGTGGAATCGGAACTAGCGCAAGCCCCACTCCGAAATGAAATGTGTGTTCCCGCGCGTTCCGCGCCAGTTGCCGGTACTCCAGGAACTTCGGCTGATACCGGTCATTGAGTTGGTTATTGAACGCATCCCGGTACACGACTTCCAGCGTGTGCACGGCGTGCCAGCGCTTAAGCTGCCGCGTGATCACCACGTCCGATACGCCGATCTTCCGGCGTTGGGCTGCGGGTGTCCCGGCCTGGAATCGCGAAAATACTTGCAAGTTCGTGCCGGCGTGATCCAGCAGAAAGTCCAGCACGTCTTCCGTGATCTCCTCGGTCGCCAGGTCCAGCTTCACTCCCAGGTCGATCGACTCCAAGTTCGCTAACCCAAGAATCGCCGACTCATACACGCGCAGGTCCTCGGTGTTGTTTGGACTACCGTCTGTCAGCAACATGGAGTTGCGCCTCTTTCCATTTCGCCTCCGCTTCCGCCCGGAATTGCGCCGCCTCCTCCGGATTCGCCAGGTCTGCCTTCCCGTCGGCGATTAGGCGCGCCGCTACGGCTCGTGGCAGTTCCGTTTTCACTCCGGCTCGGCCCCCATCCGGCGTTGCGCGGCTGGTCACCACCGCGAACACTGCCTCGATTACAGCCTCGATCTTGCGAATCTTTTCGTAATACGCGAGCAAATCCATAGGTCGCTTTCAGCCGGTAGGGCCGGCTTTAAGCCGGCCGCTTCCCTAGCTATTCACTTGCACCCCGAAGCTGTTTCTCAGCACGCCCGTGCCATACAGCACGTCTACCGTGAACTGCTGCGCCAGCGTGTTTGGCTGGTAACTCATCGTCACCCGCATCCCGAAGTTGCCCAGTTCGGCGTACTCGGCGATCGCGCCCGTCCCCGGCAACGGCCTCGGGAGCCGGCGCACGACTAGCCCCATCGCGTCCCGCGCGAACGCCACGTTGTGGGTGGTCACCGGGCTGGTTCCCGTCTTACTAACGAACTGCGAGCGGAAGATGTAAAAGTCCTTCATCTTTCCTACTGCCCCGTCCACTAACGCCCGCAAGCCTGCCTCACCTGCCGAGTTGAATTCACTGAACCGGGGAATCTGCCGTAGCGTCGAATACGTCGCCGGATCCACCACCAGGAACTTCGCCACGTTCGCCGGAACCTTTGCGGCAAATAGCGCCGTCTCCGCCGAATCCACCACGGCTTCCGTGATCGCCGTCCCCGCGGTCCCCACTGCCGTATTCGCGGTCAAGGATCCATACAAACCCAGAAGGTCCGACTCGATCTTCTCCGCCAGCGCAACCACCGCGGGTTGCATATACAGCTTCAGCAGATCCGGAACCGCCAGAATCTTGGTCACGTCCGGAATCAGGAAGGTTGACTCTGCATGCGTGTTCAGCACGATCTGTGCATTGTCCAGGCTCGGATTCTGCGTCAGTACCGTACTGCCTTCTGTCAGGTTGTGCGCCGTCATCGCCGGCGGAATCGGCACGTTGATCGTATCCCCCGCTTGCGCCAGCGCCGGCTCATAATCGCGATTGACCAGGTTGCCCATGACAAGGTTCCCCATCAGTGCGGGTAGCGCATCCGCCGCCACCAGCTTTACAATCGCGTTCGCTACGTTACTTGATGTAATTGCTGCCATTCTTGTGACTCCTGAATTCTGACTTCTGTCTCCTGCTTTTTAGAACCCGCGTAGCGTTTGCGACGCCACCCGCGCGATCTCCTGCCTTGCCCTGTCCATCTCCTCCGCGCTCATCCCCGGCCGGATTTTGTCGATATCTACCACCCCCGCAGCCGCACCGCTTCCACCCCGCGTCCCGCCGCTCGCTCCCGACCCACCTGCTAACCTTGCCGGCAACAGTTCCGGATTCTCCCCCACGAATTTCTCGAGGAACGCTTTCATCTCCCCGGCTTCGTGCGGAATTTCATCCTTAACTGCTTTGTATGCCAGATCCAGCTTCGCCACACCCAGCTTTTGCAACTCCGCCCGAATCGCCGATCCCCGTTCCGCTTCCTCCACCCGCTTCTCCAACCCTTCCCTCCGCCGGCGTTCTTCGGCCAGTTCGTCCAGCACCGCCCGAATATCCATCTCCTCAGCCATACTTAAGCCCCCTCAATCTCTTCCGCGATCCGATCCTTCACGTCCTGCCGCGAGTCGCACAGATACTTCAGCGCCAGCTTCTTGAAGACTTCCTTGGTCAGCGTCGGCGACGCTACGCCCAGCGTCAGTAGCTGCTTGGCGTCCTTCAGCTCCGTCCCGAAGTCCGCGATGTCGAACTCGTCCATGCCGGTGACGCTCACGTCCAGTCCGTCTTCGCGAGCCGCCGCCGTCGCCCGGAGCACTCTCCGGATCTGCTCCTTGATCGCGTCCCCGTAGCCGCGCAGTACTTCTTGCGTAATGGAAAAATCCATCTGCTTGCTCAGCGCGCTCTGGCGGTGCGTCGCGCCGCCTTCCTCCACGCCGGCTTGGCTCAGATAACAGACCCTGTAAATCTCTTCCCGCAGCCTCACCAGGTTGTCCGCGGCGATCTGATAGACCTTTCCTTCCGGCTCCGTCCAACCAAACCTGTCCTGTGGCCCCA